ACTGGTACTGGTATGTTATCAGGTCAACGTAGGCCAATTACTAAGCCAACACTAGCCATGCTCAATGATGGTAATGATAGTCCACAAACTGGCAATAAAGAAATGGTCATGCTACCTAATGGGGATTCAGGCATTGTTCAAGGACGTAACACTAAGATGATGTTACCAGCTGGCACAGAGGTGTTAAATGCTAGTGAGACAGCCATGTTGATGAGTATGCAAGGCGTGACTAAGTATGCTAAAGGTACTGGGATATTTGGTGACATCCTAAACAGTGTGACTAGTGGTATCTCAGGTGTAACTAGCTGGGTTGGTAAAAAGGTTGGCAGTTTAGAGAAATACTTTAAGACCGCTACTAATATCATTGCTCACCCAATTAAGTCACTCGAGAACCTATTTAGCTGGTCTTCTAAGGGCGTCTCAGGTGTCATGAGTAACATTGGTCACGGACTATTCAAGGGCGTTGAGAAGCAAGCTAAGACGTGGTGGTCAACCTTGTGGGGTGGCGTTAGTGACAGCCTAGACAGTGGCGCTTCTAGTTCCACTCTAGTTAATGCAATGGAGAAGTATGGTGCCACAAACAAGTATGTTTATGGTGCTGAGGGCCCTAGTGCGTTTGACTGTTCTGGCCTAGTTGAGTACACGCTAAAGAAGCTTGGAATTAGTTTCCCACGGACTAGTGGTGAGCAGTATAGGGCGTCTAAGCATGTCAGCAATCCTAAACCGGGCGACTTGGTATTCTTTGGCCCCGGTGGTGGTTCCCACGTTGGGGTATACACCGGTAATGGCGAGTTCTATAGTGCTGAAAATGAAAAAGATGGCATGGGCATTAGTAAAGTGCATGGCGGTGGCTATGGTAGCTTTGCTGGTTATGGCCGAGTACCCGGTTTATCTGACAGCAGTGATTCAAGCAAGTCTTCTAAGTCTAGTGGTTTGCTAGAAACAATTAAAAAGCAGGTTGGCTCAGGCTTTTGGAAGTTTATCAGCAAGCTAGCCGATGAGTTTGGTGATGGCGGTAGTAGTAATCCCGGTGGTTCAGGTGTTCAACGCTGGAAGCCAGACGTTATCAAAGCCTTAAAGAAGAACGGTTTTGAAGCCAGTGCTAGTCAAGTATCAGCATGGATGAAAGTTATTGCACGTGAGTCAAATGGTGACCCGTCAGTGGTTAACAATTGGGACGCTAATGCTAGAATGGGTATTCCATCTAAGGGGCTGGTTCAAACTATCCAGCCAACATTCGATGCTTACAAGTTCCCCGGCCATAACAATCCACTTAATGGTTATGATGACTTGCTAGCTGGTATTCACTATATGAAGGCTAAATATGGCTCAGGTCCTAGTGCGTTTGCTCGTGTTAGTGGGCCAGAAGGCTATGAAAATGGTGGCATCATCAACACTAACCAGTTGATTGAGGTTGCTGAACATAACAAACCTGAAATGGTACTACCATTGACTAACAAGAGTCGGGCTAATGAGTTAATTGCACAGGCTAACCAAGTGGTAAATGGCAATAATAGTAATCAGATTGCGTCTACTAACAGTGAAAGTAATGAGAAGCTTGATAAACTAATTGGCTTAATGTCCGCCATCTTAGGCAACATGGGTAATGTTCAAGCCGTTATTTCTAACGATTCCATAGTTAATGCAAACAAGAATTACACTAAGAAGGTTTCACAATACTCACAGATGATGGGCTATTAAAGTCATCAATCAAAGGGTAGTCCTTAAATGGGCACCCTTTTTACATAATTAAAATAAGGAGGTTAAATCGTGACCTTACAACGAGATGATTTTGAGTATGCCGGTTTAAATAGCCGGGACGATTTACAGGTTGAAATGGGTAACGTGGTATTGCCTAGTGCACCGGCCATGGCTGAACAAGTGACTGACATACCGGCCATGTATGGTAACCAATTTAACGGCACTGACTTTACCAGCCGGACAATTAATATTCCAATATCAATCTACTGTTCTGATAACCAAGACACCTTTAATCAGATAATGCACAACCTAAGTGGTCTGCTGTTAAGCGATGACCCCAGTGATAATGGTAAAGAGTACCCATTAATCTTTGGTTTTGAACCTAAGGTAACCTATTGGGGGCATATTACCGCGATTAGCTACCCGGCCCCAATTAACCCTGGTATGTATGACATGACACTAACCATTACCTTTGTGCAGTCTGACCCACGAGCAACCTTGCCACAGGTTGAGAAGCCTTTAAATAATGGATTAAATACAATCACTGTTGATGGTACCGCTAGAACGGAGCCAGTTATTCAGGTCATACCTAAGCAGAATTTAAAATACATTGGTTTTACCTTAAATGGTGGTCAGTTTGGTCTAGGGCCCGAGTCACCGGAAGACCAAGCCACTGCGGTTCAACCTTATACGAATGTTGTTGATGACCCACTAGGAACTATGGCAATGTGGACAAATGATGCCAATGCAATTAGTAATATGAAGACCGGTGAAACGTACACGTATCAAGGCCACAGTTCAATTAAGACTTCAACTAATGTAATGCGGCCAGGTGCAAGTAGCAATGGATATGACTTTGGACCGATGCCTACAACTATGGAAGACCGTTGGTATGGGCCAGCATATCGTTATACTGGTATGACACAATCACTGACTGATTGGCGAGTACGAACGGGTATTCATCAATTTAAGTACAGTGGTACTCATAATGGCCGTGCGATGGGACGAGTTGAAGTCTTGCTATTAGACCCCAGTGGTAATACCATTGGACGCTTTGGTATGCGTGACATGGCCTATGGTGCTAAACCCATGGCTAGACTTCAAATATGTGAACCCGGTTCAACATTAGAGTATGGTGACCGCTATACTGACTTGTACTATGGTTCAGGGCCATCAGGTTCTTTTACAAACAAGCCCGACCAGAAAATTCAAATCAAAACTGGCACGACAACCAAAACTGTCACTAAATATGGTCGTTCCAGAAGAGGGAAAGTAACTAAACGAACCGTTAAGGAAACCGTTAATACCTATACAACCGTGGTCAATAAGGAAGAGGACTCCGCACTGGCAGGTGCTTGGCTAGTGTTGGATATCACTAAGCGAGGGCAAGTATTTACTTGGAGTATCACCCAGTATTCGACTGCAACAGGCCGACCATTCCTGGACCCTCATATTCACATGTTAGTACATGGAACCTATGTTGATACTCAAAATAAGTATCAGACAGCTTTAGGTGGGATTGGGTCTGTCTTTCTAAAGCACCCAATTACAGAAGATATTCATAAAGTTGCCTATCGGAATCCATTTATGTCAATGACTGACCTTCAAATATGGAAAGTCAATAAAGTTGATGCAACAAAGCCGACTTATATTGCTGGCGCCGGTGAAGAAATTATGATGGATTGTGAGTCAGATACGGTTACTGTAAATGGCAAGCTAGTTTCACCAGTTTGGTCAACCGACTTCCCTAAGTTGAAACCGGGCGTTAATGGCTTGTCGATGATTGGCGACCTAGATGACGCTCAAATGACACTGAAATATCTACCAAGAATACTATAACAATACTAAAGGCTTCCCTCAATTGGGTGGCCTTTTTACATAACTAAATAAGGAGGTTAACAGATGGCTTTAAATAACCAATATTTAATTCTAGACCCTAATTTAAAGCGGATTGGTACCCTGACTGTTGATGGTGCTACTAAGTTCTCTAACGACAGTGTCAAGATTCAACTAGCCGACTCAGACACAACTAGTACAAGTTATGACGATGATGCCAATATTGGAACTCGAGATAACTTTAATGGCACGATTAATCTAAACGCCCAGTCTAAGAAGTTTGACCATCAAGGTTCATTAGACGTGCTTCAAGGCCAGCCTGATTCAGATAAAGTGGTGGCTGGTAACAACTTAGCCTATTATGATGCCTTGTCGGGTCATTGGTATGTCATGCACATATACAGCGTGGAGGAAAGCAATACAGCCGCTACTAAGCATGTTACAACGGCTAACTTTACTAATCTATGCTTATACACACTAGCTCATCATTACCCAGTGGCAATTACGGCTAGTACTAGTTCAATTCAGACAGCTTTTAACCAGTGTTTCAACGCCACTGGCTGGACGCTAGACTATCAGACTACTAACGTGATGACTCCATCAATTGCCATTGACGGTAAGACGAAAGCTAGTACCTTAATACAGACACTCATTCAAACCTATGATGTTGAGATTGACCCTTATGTTGAGATTGATAGCCAAGGGAATATCACTAAAAAGGTGTGTGTCATTACTGACCAACTTAATGCTGATGTGGTCTATAACGAAGCGGTATTCGGTAAGAATATGACTAGCTTAAAGCGAACAACGGTGTCAAACCCAATCACTAAGCTTATCCCTTATGGCGCTAACGGCAACACAATTGAGATAGTTAACGATGGTAAGCCTTACATTGTTGATGATGAAGCTAATCGTAAGTACAACCCGGACTGGCAGAGTGGACTGTATTACGAGGGTGTTATCACTGCTAACTCGATTGAAGACTCTTCCGGAGTTAAAGCATGGGCTGAGGAAATGTTGCAATTGTATAATCACCCTCGGACGTATTATGAGGTTAATGTAACGCCTAAATTTAACCCGCCATTAGGTGCCACAATTCGTTTTAAAGATGAATTAATCAAGCCGGCATTAGATGCCAGTGGCCGAGTAATTCAACGGACAATTAGTTTTGCTAACCCTTATGGCAATACCGTTGGCTTTGGTGAATATGTCACGGTACCAGTTGCAACACCAGCGTGGATGCAAGGTTATCAAAGTGCTATTAATAGCGCAATCGAAAAGGCAAAGGAGGACGCCAGCTCAGTAAAACCAGTGGCCTTAACTCCTGATGGCAATAACTTCACTGATACTACACAAACTAAGCGACTAATTTTACAGGCTTGGGAAGGTAACACCAATATTTCAGCCTATATTGATAACAAGGGGTTTATTTGGCACCGTTATAATACTGATGGTTCTATTGACACTAACTTTAATCAAACTGGTTATCTAGTTAATGCGGCCTATAACGATGTTGGCACACTACACGGAACTATCGAGACCCGTTACATTCAAGATGAGCCAGAGATTAAGTTACAAACTAGTGACATTCGTAATTTGGGTAGTTTTATCCAAGACGACAAGGCACTAGGGATAACTGACTCAGTGCAATACATGTGTCCTTTGAGCAACGGTCAGTATATAACTAGTCGGGCAATTAACCAAAGCACAACTGGCGATACCATGTTTGTCTTACATGACGCTAATTTTAAGCCAATTAGCAAGATGATTGTTGCACATGGTGGGCATGGTTCTAGCTTTTCAATTGAAGAAGTAGATGGGGCTGTTTACATTTGGTCCATAACTAAGCCTAATTTAAACGTTAACGAGTATGCAATTAGTCGCATACCCTACCTTGCTAATGTGACCCTAGGCAATGATGATAGTCGCATTATACGTTATTGCACTATCAATCGTTATACAAGAGTCAGTGTTGATTTCAAGCATGGTTACGTACTATGTGGCTATGTAAATGGTAAACATGATGTGCTAAAGCTCGATGATATTAAACAGGGTAATTATAATGTGCTATACAGTTTTGATATTACCAACTATGGGATTGACATGGACAAACAAACCTACCAATCACAAGGGATTGACTTTCCATATGTGTACTTCCACTCTGGTAATTAC